CTGCAATATCCGTTGCTTTCGGTGTAGCCCTTCAAGGAGGAGATTTCATGGAAGTCGTCTGCAACGGCAGCCACTGGTTCCTCCATGCGGTGACCAACGATCCGCTCACGATTGTAACGTGATTTTGATTGTTGTAAAGATTGAAGTATAATGTTGTTGTGAAGCGTCGCAGACATGGTCAGGACAAGTTGCTCAAGGATCAGTGTGAGGTTTGTGGGTATGACCGGTCTGCGGCGTTGAACGTTCATCACATCATTCCGCAGTGCGACCCTAGGTGTACGAACGACAACGAGAATTTGGCGGTATTGTGTCATTCGTGCCATGACCTGGTACATGCCGGTGAGATCACGATAATAGGTGTGTATTCATCTACGGCCGGTAGAAAATTGTTTTGGTTTAGGGCGGGGGAAACCCCGCCCATAGAAAAAGAATTTTGGTTGGTCAAGGAGAATCCGTTGGTGATGCGTGGTAAGCGAGTTTCTTCCCGGGATTGATACATAAAGATATGTCTTTATCGTTGTTGCGTAAGTACATCCGTGAGCAAGTAGAAGCAAAGCTGGATTATCGTGAGACCCAAGCTAGGATGCGAGAGATCATTGCCAACATGAAATCGAAGCAGTCGGCCGTATTGTCCGCGCTCGAAGAACTGCAGGGTGTGTTAAATTCCAACGATGTATTACGTGGATATATTGAGAATATTCCGACAGGTTTTAAAACCAGCCCTTATGTAGAAAAGTTGAACAAGAAATTGGTGAGTAAGGGGTTGACCCAGAATCTTGTCAATATGTTGTACAGTCCGAAGAAGGTAGCACGAGATTGGTATCCTAATCTGATAAAAATGGCGGTTGATCATGAGGAAGGGTATCGCATGCGGACCCTTAGAGATCCAGGCTCTGCTTTGTCTAATATCGAGCTGTATGGTCGTGAAGTGGACAGCATTGTTCGTTTGCCTCAGATTGTAAATGAATTTTACGAAGAGGTGGTGTTGCCGTTGGAGGCCAAAAAAGAAAAGTTTGATTTTGATGAGCCTGAGGGTGGTGAGTTGGGGAAGATAGCGTTTGGTGAGGAGAGGTTGGATGATGTTCCTTTTGAGAAGGACACCCATGAAGAGAGAGACTTGTATGACGGGTTTGTGGAGCAGATTTTTAGGAACGAGAAATTGAATTCTTCTCAGATAGCTGTCGTGAAGAAGTTGTTGCGTGACAAGAAGTATCCCAAGTTTTTTAAAGAGCCTAATGTTGATGTCTTGTATCGTGGGATAGCTGTGACGGAGGATTGGCTGGAGAAGAAGTTGGATTTTTCTCCTGAGGACAGTGGGGTTTCTTCCGAAGGATATGTGGATGATGGACGGATGTCGTCGTGGACTGTGGATGAGCTCACTGCGGAAAAGTTTGCTAAAGATTCTGTGGGAAGATCTTTGAACAGTTGGGTGGTGGTATTGAAGACCCATGTGTCTAAGAATCCTGGATGTTTTCTTGATTTGACGGATGGAATTTACGCTCTGGATAGGTTCGTTGGAAAGCAGAGCGAGCGAGAAGTCTTTGGATTTGGACCGATTGAAGTTGAGTCTTTTGAGTGGAAGAAGGCAAAGTGAGCGTCCGAGTTTTTGTGACGCCGCCTTGTTGGATGGCCGCAATTTTTCATTTCAATAAATTTTGACAAATTCGTAATTGAATTTGTTGACAAATTGATAAGTATTTGCAGGAGGTGGTTTATGACTCCTGTTCTCAAGCCTACTTCAGTTGGTGCAGCGTTATTTCGTATTAAGGCAGATTTGGTACAGTTATCGCTTTCCATCAAGGAGTGGCGGACTTTTGGCATGGGTGAAAAGGGTATTATACCGATATCTGTCATTCCTCTTGAGGTGAAGATAAATTCGGTGATCGCCGAGGTAGAGGAGATGATACGTCTTGTTTCCAAGATTAGTTGACCGGATATAATGTGGTCTCATGGGACCTAGTCTTCCGGTATTGTCGCTTGGCAAGAGAAGCTGTGGAGAGTGTTCCAAGTGTTGCGAGGGTTGGTTGGAAGGTGACATCCATAATCATAGGATGTATCCAGGCGTCAATTGTTTCTTTTTGGAGAAGGGTGAGCGAGGTTGTACGATATACGATTCTCGTCCGCTCGATCCTTGTAGGAATTACAGGTGTGTTTGGTTGGACGAGGTCGATGGCATTCCGGCGTGGTTGAAACCAAATTTGTCAGACGTGATAATAACCAGGAAGTTACACGGTGGAGCTTCTGGCATAGTTTCTTACTACGAAGTGGTGGAGGCCGGCAAGAAGATGGATGTTTCTGTGTTGAATTGGTTAGTCCATTGGGCGCTGGACAAAAAGCTCAACGTCGTCTATACGGTAGATGGCAGGTCCCACGCTTTGGGAGACCACGATTTTTTGGATCTGATGAAGATAAAGTCGGTCTGATGAAGATATATACAGATATGCGTAAACCATCCCCTAATCATTCTAGATTGACCTTGACAGAATCTACCCTTCGTAGACTAATTCGACAAGAGATTGCAGAAAGATTGTTCGAGGGCCCTGACGACGGCGAAGCAAAGGCCAAGGCTGGTTCTGCGACGGCTGGTGATGCCGAAGGTCAGTTGGACATCAAGAAGATGGCCGACGCTCTTGGATTGGATGCAGGCAAGCTGAAAACCTCTGTTAGCAATCTTCGTGGCGGCAAGCGCACCGCGACCGACGATAAAATCTTTGGTGATGTTTTTGCCAAGCTGTTAGACGCCAGTCCCGAAGACACAGTGAAGGCGATGACCGTTTTGAAGAAGGTGTCGGCCGACGACAAAGATTCCGACAAAAAGTAGCAATATTCTTTATTGAATATTTGATTTATACATACAAATGTTGGCGACGTAGTATCTTAACATACGCTAGAGGGTATTGATGCCCCATAACAAGAGCGTTTGGAGAAATACAGATGACTACACGTAGAAACCGTAAGTATGTTCCTCAGAACCGTAACGCCGTGATCCGTACCCGTGAGACTCGTAATGGTAAGCTCCGCACAGAGACTTATCGTCGCGACGACAGTTCGCTCAGTGCCGCCGTCAGTACATGTCCGAAGACGGATGCGACGCAGATGTTTATTGATTTCCCAGGTGGTTCTGATCCTGTTCGGCTTGATGGCCGCGAGGCTCGTACGCTTTATCGCCTCCTTCAAAAGCATTATCGTTCGACAAACAAGACTTACTGACACCAACAAATTGTGGTTTTGGCCGATGTCTCTTTATGGGGTATCGGCCTTGACCCGTTGAGGGATCTAAAGATGTTAGAGATTACAGACAGAGAAGCTTTATTGATGTCTCAGGTTTTGTTTACAATTAGGACTTCTTCTCAGATATTGCTTAATTCGTATCTCCAAGAGGAAATTCTAGATCTTGTCGATAAACTGGATGAGCACATTGTGTCTGGTGGACAACTTGAAAATGCTGCTAGCATGAATAGCGCAGATCCTGTTGCTTCTGAGGATGAAGATGATGAGTCCGAAGAAGAAGAATATTTTTTCAACGTAGCTGATTTTGTTGAATTGGATTCTTTGAAGGTCACGGAAGGAAAAAACAAGCATATCTTGATGTTTGTTTCTGCTCCTAATGGAGAGTTGGACGTTGACCTTGATGATGGTGAAGAGTTGATTTGTTCGGTTAGTTCTGTGATTCGAGGGTCCGATTGGGTTCAGATCGAGACTAATGATGGTGTTTCTAGAAAGTTTGAGGTCAGGAAATTCCCAGTTTCTTGGACTTCTACCTTTGAGTTAGGCATCAAGGTTAATGTTGAGGAGGAAGAATTATGAATCTGAGGTTAGATCCAAACCAATTTTTGGCGTTGTATAACGCTTTGTCTATACAGTTGTCTTCTACCGATTCTGATGTTCCGGGCTGGGAAGGAGTCGAGGAAGTAAAAAAGAGAATGGAAGAAATTATTCTAGACTCTCTTGTGACTACGGAAGTCTCCAAGGCACAACCCCACTTTTCTAAGTGGGCGGATAGAGAACAGCAACGTATCCATCAATTAGAAGAAGATTTAAAAACAATTAGTTTAAATTCTTCTAATATCGATGAAATTGACGATGGTGTATACGCTCCTCCCCAAAAGAAGGTTGGTTCTAAAAAATAGATTTATATAGTTGTTAGTATTTTTGAAAGTTGGAGAGCATACAAGTTGTCCATGTCAATTGATATTGAATTAGGATTCTCTACTAAGAAAGGAAATATGTCAGCTACAACAGAAAAATTATTGGAAGACATTAAGCAGACCGAGGCTAATCTGTTTTCTTGTCAACAATCTGGAAATTCAGCAGGAGTTTTGCGTCTTACAGAAGAATTGACAGAGTTACGTTTGCGTTTGAACAAAGCCAATCAGGCTCTTAATGAGAATAAACAAGTTTTGAAGGGATGATCTACGACATGCAAAAAGTAGACCTATACCAGCCCATTGTTACCGAAAAAGTTGGACCTCCACCATTGACCCTTCGTGTAGGGGTGACGACGAGTAATGGGTATATCGAAGGTGGAACTCCTTCTTCTTATTTGAAGCCAGAGACTTATGTTTTGTTGTCTGCGCTACCTGAAGAGCTTCGTCAGAGGGTTGTTACGGCAGTTCAAGCGATTTTATCTTCAATGTAATACATAATTAGGCTCATGAAGCAGATTTATGGATATGAGCCGGCCTCCGCTCGCCGCGGGATGATGACCAATGCCGATGAAGAATCTTCTGAAGAAAAAATAGAAGATGGAGTCGATTTACAGGCTGAATCCCGCGTTCTTTTTTATTTGAAAGAATTAATTAAGGAACGTATCCGAGGAGTGATTATTGCCGGATTAAAAGTTTCTTCTTTGCAAGATATAGCTGACAGACACCCAGAATTTTATGAATTTTTAGAAAAAAATCATGGAGACATGCTGTCTGGTTGTACGGTTGCTCTACGTAATGTGGACAAAGTTTTGCCGACCATTCCATATGTGCTTTTGCCAGATTCCTCCATGACTGTTGTTTATTGGAATCCAAAGACTTCATCGCCTGTTTATTCGCAGAGTGAAGAGATGGCACGATCTCTAGAGAGATTATCTCCGATTAACGAGATCATCAGATCTTGTGGTGACGGCAAATATTGTCTTTATACAAAGAAAAAAGACCCCAAGACCGGCCGCCGCCGTCGATTGGGCACACACCCCAGTAGGGCGTCCGCAGAACGTCAAGAGAGAGCGATAAAAGCTAGCGGTGGTTGAAATTGATTCGCATGTGATTGCATACTTATCTTTTAAGATAGGTCCGTCGCATGTCTAACTTCAATTCCACGTTGGCGCCTACACCGTTTGGGTTTTTTGATTCTGATTCTAGCTTTCAGGTGGAAGCAGACTCGATGGTTACTTTCGTCAAGCGCAAACTTGGTGACGATGTGCTGTCTGTAGAGTTGACCCGTAAAGAAATCTGGGCCTGCTTTGAGGAGTCTTGTTGCGAATATGCTCGTTTGATACACGAGACAAAAATACGTTCCGAGATAACAAACGTCCTTGGTCTTGCAACCGGTTCGAACGATTTGACCAATAAGTATGCCCAACGCACGTTGGAATATCTGCTTCGCATGTCAGAGCCCTACGCCAACGCTTCATTTGTTGGAGGCTCTTACGACGCCAAACTTGGTTACATAGATCTGGTTTCTGGCAAGCAAGACTACAAAATTTATTCCGACTTAAAGAACATAGAGACTAACGCCGTCATTTACGAAGAGATGTCCGGATCCAAGGGCAAGCTGAAGATCGTCGAAATATTCCATTTTGAACCTTTGGCGGCGCAGCAGTTCCTGCTCAACGCTTCGAACATCACTAATTTCTTGGCCACAAATTTTAACTACGAGTCTTATGTCAACTCGACCGTCTTCTACGTCCTTCCTATCTTCGAGGACGTCCTCCGCCGCGGAATGCTGGAATCTGCCTTCAGGGTGAGGCGTTCTAATTACAGCTATGAAGTATTGGGTGGAGATTTGAGGATTTATCCTATCCCCACTACAGACCTACAGACTGGCCGTCTGTATATTAAGGTCATGCCGCCCAATGACCCTCTTAATCCGACGGCATATAAGGATTCTTCCATCTATGGAGTTTCTGGGCCGAGCAACATACCTCTCGGCAACATCCCTTTTTCTACCATAAATCAACCCGGACGACAGTGGATTCGTCAGTATACGCTGGCTCTGGCTCGCGAGTTGTTGGGTTTGATTCGTTCTAAATTCCAGTCCATTCCTATTCCCAACGCCGATCTGCAGCTCAATGGTGAGGCATTGGTGACACAAGGTCGAGAAGACAAAGAAAAGCTCCAGACCCAAATGAAGGAATTCTTGGAAAACATGACCCACACCAAGATGTTGGAGAACGACGCTTTAGCTGCAGAAAACCTGAACAAACAGCTTCGTTATATCCCCATGCCCCTCGGAAAATCTGTAATAATCGGATGAGGTGAACCATGGCTCGTCTATTCATCACTCCTCGCGAATTAAACTTCATCTCCGACATTACGAAGGAGATAATGAAGGACGTCGTAGGTCAAAAGATCTACTATTTTCCTGTCTCCGAGATTAAAACAAAAACTCACGAGCTTTACAACGAATCTTTAAAGAAGGTCTTTGATTCCCCGATAGAGTTAGACGCCCTCGTTGACAATAATTTCCAGTCAGACACCAAGATAGATCAATTTGGTGTAGATGCTCAGTATAAGGTTGAGGCCTATATACAACATCGAGATCTGGTGGAAAAAGGAATTAGCGTTAATATCGGAGATTTTTTCTCTTTTGGTCAAATTTTCTATGAGATCACCGAACGTGTCTTCATGAGAAACATCTACGGCATGCCCGAACACAAGGATGGTGTAAAATTAATCGGAACTCGAGCCCGCCTTGGTCAGTTTGATGCCCCGACACTTGGTCCTACCGATATATCAAATACGGATCCCGACGCCGTTCAAGAGACTTTCGTCCAACAACGAGGATTCGAATTGAACTCTGCTGAGGAGCCGACCGGAGACGTCAGAGACCTTGTTCGCAATGGAGTCTTGGATCCTCCGTTGTCTGGACCTAAAGAGGTGTCATCTTCTGGAGATACGACGGGGGCTGGCTCAGCTTTCTATGACGAGGATTGACCTATGACGACAAGATTCAACGCAAAAGATGAGAAGAACTATGGCGTCCCCGGCGTGGTATCTGGTTACGATGGTTTAAAGTCCGACCTTTCGATACCTTCTTGCGGCATTGAGGACGTCGATGTGGCCTTGTTTTCTCTTTTTGATAAAGAGATACAGCCGATGGTCGGTGGAAAAGACACAGCCGAGTTGCGAAAAGTGCCTGTTATTTTTGCAGCTGGCGAAAAGTGGGCTTTATTGAAAAAAGGTAAACCATTACGAGACAAGAACAATTCGCTTATCTTGCCCTTGATAACAATTATGAGAACTGGCATTGTACAGGATTTGACTAATGACATAGTTGGTCGTGGAATCAATCAACAGAGCGGTGAGCTTGTGGTCAGGAGACGTCTTGACAAATCTGACCGCGATTATCAAAATTTGATTAATAAACTTTTTATAGAGAATCAAATTAATGTTGCTGTTAATCCCACTGATCCTCAAATTCTCAATCAGGTTACTACGACTAGAAAAATAGGTTCTTTAAAAAATTCTTCCATTGTCCATAGGGGCGCTTTATTGCGATCAAACAGGAATAATAACATTTATGAGACGATTGTTGTTCCATCTCCCCAGTTTTATACCGCGACTTATGAGGTGACTGTTTGGGCTCAATATACCCAACATCTTAATCAGATTATTGAAAAGCTATTATCTTCTTTTTTACCACAAGCCCAATCATGGAAATTAATTTCCCCCAAGGGATATTGGTTTATAGCAACGGTAGAAGGTGGAAATTTTGCTATCGAATCAAATTTTGACAATATGGCCTCAGAAGAGAGATTTATAAAAAATAAATTTTCATTAAAGGTGCCGGCTTATATTTGGGCATCATCTGCTCCTGGAATTCCTGTTCCAATAAAGAGATATGTTTCTTCTCCTATTATTGAATTTAATGTAGCAACAGCAGCTGTTTCTGATGCTTCTCCTAATTCTCCTGAAGAATTTTATAATAATTATTTATTGGGAAATGATGACCCAACTTTACCAATTAGTGATAAAAAATCCAATCGATTGGATCAAAGACCTGCCAGCAAATTAATACCAGGACCCAAAGAAGACGAAAATGATTTGGCTTTGGCTCAATTCCCTAGAGGAATATCTCAAGGCACTTATGAAAAATTGGAAATTGGCAATGAAGTTAGATACATAAGAATTATTGATGTAAATCCAACAACTGGCGAAACTGTTTATTCGTCTACGGATCTAGACGGGTTAAAAATAGCAACAGTTGACAAATAAACAGTTTTTTCAACATACTTATCAAGTGTACAGAGATTTATATTGTGAAGGAGAACGGTAATGGCTGAGCAGATTTTTAGGTCTCCAAATTTTTATGAGAGAGAAATTGATTTATCGACGCCCACTGTAGGAGGCCCCATCGGCGTACCAGCTGGTGTTATTGGAACAGCCAATAAAGGTCCCGCTTTTGTTCCGGTCACTTTTGCTAATTTTAATGAATTTATTTCTACTTTTGGAAATTTGGACACAAAACAATTTGGCCCGTATGCTGTTAATGAATTTTTGAAAAATAGAACTTCTCTTACTTACATGAGAGTTTTGGGCGCCGGCGCCAATTCTTCTGCGAGTGATATCAGCGATACATTATCGTATGGAACTGTGAAAAATGCAGGATTTTCTCTTCCTGGTTCAGTTGCCGACGGGGATAATCGCCACACTGAGGTTGTGCAATTTATTACAGCACAACATACTGTTTCGCAGAATGAGGCTTTTGGCATGCCTATGTTTAGCGACAATAATACCTTCCCAGGTGTTGGAGATGGAGATTCCGTTAATCTTATTCGCGGAATGGTCATGGTTCCTTCGACTGCACGTTTGATGGTGCTCAGTGGAGATGAAAATACGCCGATTAACATAAATTCTATTCCTGATCAAGCCCAAGCCAAAAAGATCAATGACAAACCTCGTTTTAAATTATTGATATCTTCTTCTTTGGGTTCATCTTGGTCCAGCGATGAAGGAATTCCTGGCGTTAGAATTTTGACTGCTTCTTTTGATCCTTCAGCAAATGATTATTTTGCTAAAATTTTAAATAACGATCCTGACAAATTCTATGAATCCCAACATTATTTAGCCGCAGATTTTGCTGTTGATAGTCAAGTAGCCTTGGTCGACTCTGACAACTACATTGCTCTTGTTTCTGGCTCGGCTGTCTCTAATAATTTTTCAGGATTAAACTATAGAGAAATTTTTGGTGCTTATAATACAAGATATAAGGCTCCTCAAACACCATTCTTCATTTCTCAACCATTTGGCAAAACGGAACATGATCTTTTCAAATTTGAAGCAATTGATGATGGTGAGCACTCTAACAAGCTCTACAAGATATCCATAGCAAACATCAAGGCTTCCCCTGATGCATCAAATAAATACGGAACATTTAATGTTCAAGTTCGTAGTTGGGACGACACCGACATATCTCCTGTCGTCATCGAACAATTTACAAATTGTACTCTTGATCCGGATTCTGGTAATTATATAGCCAAATTAATAGGTGATCGCAAGGTTTATTATCATTTCGACGCCGTCGACCCCCGAGAACGTCGTCTCGTTGCGGCGGGCAAATACCCAAATAATTCAAAATATATCAGAATTATTGTAGCTGACGCCGTCGAAAGAAAATTAACCCCAGACACAGCTCTTCCATTTGGATTTAGAGGTCCCGAATTATTAAAAACCAATAATAACAATTCTGCATTGGTTGATATTGCTGCCAACACAGGTCGTTTGGCTGCCGTAGGAATTTCAGATACACATCATTTAACGGGTTCAGTTGTTCCTCCTATCCCTTATCGCTACAAGGTTACTCGAGGCGAAGTTGACACTACTTCCGCTATCGCAGGAGCCCCAGGCCCCAAGGAAGTCACTCTTCCGTCTCTTTATTGGGGTGTAAAATTTGAGAGAAATGCCTCTAGCAAAGATAACGAAGTTCTTAATCCTAATGTTATAACTGAGAAAAATAATTTATTGGGTTCTTTGACTAAATTCATGGGTATCAACAAATTAGACGCTTTGCACACAGGATCGGGAGCTGATAATTTTAATAGCAATAAGTTTACTTTGGCAAAAGTTGCTCTTGCAAACACTTCATTAGCGGATGTTACAGGTTCGGCAGCTGCTCACATGAAAGAAACTGCTTATCTTAGAAATGCAGTGCCTAATACTACGGATTATACAGTTTCTGATGGCACGCTTTCTAATAGAGTTACATTGGCTACGTTGTTGGCAAAAACTCCGCCGTCTAATTTTAATCGTTTTTCTTCTTTTGCAAAGTTTACAACTTTCATGTATGGAGGCTTTGATGGCGTCAATTATTTGGATAGAGACGCAAGAAGACTAAATGACAAATCAGTTTCTTTTGATGCAGATCTTGGCGCATCTGGTGGCGCTTCTTCAAATTATATTCCACCAGGATTTACCTTGGCGTCTTCAGGAATAGGTCAAGAAAATAATGGAGTTGCTTCTTACTTAACTGCTGTTGATATCATGACAGATCCTTATGCGGCGGGAGTCAATATTTTGACCATGCCTGGCATTAGAGAACCTTATGTGATGGATTCAACGTCTAAAAAAGTAAAAAACTATGGTCTTGCTCTTCATTTGATGGACATACCATCTTATGATGATAATGGTTATCGTTTATATGACGATTCAACTTCTAAGCCAAGCATAAAAAATACCGTAGATGAATTTGAAGCCCGCGTAATAGACAACAATTATGTAGCAACTTATTTCCCAGATATTTTTATAGATGACGCCACGAATGTCCGCAGGATAAAGGTGCCATCTTCAGTTGCTGCTCTTGGCGCCCTAGGATTTAACGATAGAGTTTCATATCCTTGGTTTGCTCCGGCAGGTTTCAACAGGGCAGCCTTAGATTTCGTAACCAATGTGGCGGTACGACTTAATGTTAGTGATAGAGATCGTCTTTATGATTCTCGTATCAATCCTATAGCTACATTCCCACGCCTTGGATTCGTAATCTACGGTCAAAAAACCTTGCAAATAAGTAAATCTGCACTCGACCGCGTCAATGTTCGTCGCCTTCTCTTGGAAGTCAAGCGAATAATTATTGGCATAGCCAATAAAATTGTGTTTGAACAAAATACGCCAGCCGTGCGGAATAATTTCGTGTCTAACTCGGTGTTTCAGCTCGGCTTGATACAGGCACAAGCTGGTATCGAAGCCTTCCAGGTCGTGATGAATGAGACGAACAATACTCAGGACGACATCGATCTCAATAAGCTCAATGGTCGTATCGTCGTCGTACCGACGAGAGCCATAGAGTTCATAGCGATTGATTTCATAATCACCAACGCCGGCGTACAGTTCGTTTGAAAATAATAGATGACGAGTATAGTTAGTAATTAAATCGGGAGCTATATAGATGGCACAGTTAAAATTAGGCGCAGCAGGCGTAACAGCAAACGAAATAGATGTTTCAGGTCCATTGGCACAACAACCAGTTGGCATCCCAGCAGGTGTAATAGGAACAGCCAAACAAGGCCCGGCTTTCGTTCCTGTTACTGTTGGTTTGTTGTCAGACTTTCAGGCCAAATTTGGCACAGTTGATAGCAAACACTTTGGACCGCTCGCAGTTTTAGAATGGCTTCGAAATGCTCAAGCCGTTACATATTTGCGAGTATTGGGCGTCGGAAACGGATTGATGCGCCAAGATGCTTCAGGCGACTACCCTGGCTCTGTTACCAATGCCGGTTTCGTTGTGGGAGAAAATCAACCAAGCGGTACGGTTGGCAAGTTAGACGCCAATCCTTATGCCAATGTCAATGGCGAACCAGGAAGGACATACTTCCTTGGATGCTATATGTCTGAATCAATTGGTTCTACTTTCTTTAGTGAAGCAGGATTACAAACATCAAAGACAGCAACACCCATCGTTAGAGGTGTTTTAATGGCAGCTTCTGGTGTTTTATTAACTTTGTCTTCCTCATTGGTTGGTGCAACTAGCGACGCTCCTCTTTCTACTGGTGTTGGTTCTACCAAGTCTTCTTTGAAAGGCAGTACTTTTGGTACCTCAATTCTTTTTGAGGATTCTACTCCCAAGCAGGAGTTTGTTCTTCTCCTTAATGGCCACAAAGGGCTTGATGCAAATCATCCCAATGTCATTACGGCCTCCTTCAATGTGACTTCTAATAAATATTTTTCGAAAGCATTTAATACAGATCCCTTGAATATTCAGGAAGCTGGACATTATTTGTATGCCTATTGGGATGTTCATCCATCAGTGGCTACTTTAACTGGTTCAGGATTGATATCTGGTTCACATGGTGCCGACGCGCATGGATCTGTGTACGGAGGAAAATCAGGTCTCGAATCTTCTGTATTTATCGCTACTTCTTCCCTGGACCGCAATATGGCCAGTGAATACGTCCCCAATTTTGAAAACTTCGAAGATAGATTCGGTTATGCTAAGTCTCCATGGATCATCTCACAGAAATTCGGTGGAAAGGCACAGAATCTCTTCCGTCTTCATGCTCTTGATGCAGGCCAAGACATTTCCACTCTTTACAAAATATCAATAGAAAACATTTCTCCATCTGGCGATCCCAACAACAAATACGGCACCTTTACTATTAAGATCAGAAAATTTGGAGACAGAGATACACAGCAGTCTTTAATTGCCAATGGCGAAAGCTTTGTTGTTGATCTTAATCCAACTTCTAATCGCTACATTGCCAAGGTAATTGGCGACCTAAATGCTTATTATGATTTTGATAGAGACATCGAAGAGCAAAAATTGGCAATAGAAGGAAATTATCTGAATAGATCCAATTATATTAGGGTTGAAGTACACCCAGATGTAATCAATGGTTTCGTGGATCCCTCGGCTCTACCGATGGGATTTAGAGGAATTTCCCACCTTGTCACCTCGGGTTCAGCCATCTTCCCAGAGTTGCCTGACGTGGTTAATAACATGTCTTATGTTAACGGTGGAGCGCTCGACCTTGGTGTTTTGCGAAAGATGGTCACACCTCCTCTTCCCTTTAGATATAAATCGACTGATGGTGTCGTAGGCAGCAATCAGGAATTGCCGGATTCCAAATATTATTGGGGTACCCAATTTGAATTAGTCCAAAATATATCGAAACCAAATTCTTCTGTTGTTCCCAATGAATCCTTGAATAGTTTTGCCAAATATTTCCCAGATTTTTCCACAGTTGATATGCCTGTTGTGGCTGGAGACAACGCCGGTGCACCAGACACTCTTGAAAATGGTGTTATTGACTCTGATAGATTCTGCAATAATTTATTCACATTAGAGAATATACAGGTTGTTACAAGCTCGGCTGGCACAGCTGATGTTCTTAAATGGGTTAATGCCAAATATATTAGATCTGGTCACATAGCCATTAACGACACCAATAAAACAAGGGCCTTGGAAACCAGAGACCTTAGGGAGACTGTTAATAGGACATATGCTAAGTTTAGCTTCTTGTTGCAAGGTGGCTTCAATGGCGTCAATATCTTCGATGAAGAAGAATTCAAAATGACAAATAACGCCGTTAGCGCCGACATGGTTTTTGTTAACGGTCCAAATAGTCGTTTATTGAGCGAAGGACCAAACGTCAAGGCTTATACCAAGGCCATCGACATAATGAAAAATACAACAAACGTTGATGTACAGTTGCTTGCTATACCGGGCTTGCGTCACCCCATAGTCACAGATTATGCAACAGTCGCCGTAGAAGATCGTTTTGATGCCTTGTACATCATGGATATCGAGCAATATACAGAAGACGGGCTGGAGCCAGAAAATGAAGTTCGACTTGACGAACAGATACCTTCTGTCTCTAATACACTGTCAAGCTTTGTTGATCGCAGCGTCAATTCCAGCTTCGCAGCTTCTTATTTCCCCGATGTTCTTTATTCGGCGCCAGATGGAAACAATGTATTTGTCCCACCTTCAGTTCTTGTTCTAGGCGCTTTAGCTCTTAACGATGCAGTTGGACACCCATGGTTCGCCCCAGCCGGCTTTACCCGAGGTGCTCTACCTCAGGTTGCACTCGAAGCCCGTGTCAAACTCAAGGAAGAAGATTTGGACGCTCTCTATAATGAACGCCTCAATCCTCTCATCGCCTTCCTTGGCGCACCCAAGTCAGGTCTCAATCCATCTTCAGGCCTCGTCGTCTGGGGTCAAAAGACTCTACAGCTCGCTGCCTCGGCTCTCGATCGTGTCAACGTCCGTCGTCTTCTCATCGAGATCAGACGTCAGGTTCGCGACATCGCGCAGACAATCATCTTTGAGCCCAACCGCGAAGCTACACTCGCTCGCTTCTCCGCCGCGGTCACCCCGCGTCTCCAGAGAATCCAAGCACTCGCCGGTCTCGAAAGATTCAAGGTCATCATTGATTCATCGACAACAACTCAGACAGACGTGGAAAACAACACCGTCCGCGGCAAGATCTACGTCCAACCCACGAAGAGCATCGAGTTCGTCTCCCTCGACTTCGTCGTGGCCAACAACCTCCAGCAGGTTCAGTGAGATTAATTGGCAATATTAAAGGATATAATTAACGACACATTATCGAGGGTCTCTCAAAGACCCTCCTGTGCTCAAAGAAACGATATCCACAAGCAGGCGGAGACAATAGACAATAGAATCTAAAAAATTCTCAAAAGAACATATATTTAGAAAAGGTGACAGGAGAATAACAACATGGCCGCAGAGACACTAGACGTTACATCGATGATTCCAAACAAGTTCGAGCCCAAGCGCAAGAACCGGTGGATACTCATGATCGAAGGCATCGACGCCTACATCATCAAAACAACCTCCCGCCCCACAATCACAACCGAAGAGGTCGAAGTGCCCTTCATCAACTCTCGCCGCTACCTCGCAGGCAAGACAAGCTTCGGCACCATCGCCTGCACCCTCCACGACCCAATCGCCCCATCAGGCGCCCAACAGGTCATGGAATGGGTCCGCACCCACTTCGAATCCGTCTCCGGCCGCAGCGGCTACGCCGACTTCTACAAACGCGACATCCAACTCAAACTCCTCGACCCAGTCGGCACAGTCGTCGAACTCTGGGACATCAAAGGCGCCTTCATCACCGAAGCCAACTTCGGCGAGGTCACCTACGAAGACGGCGGCCCAATGGAAATCTCCATGACGCTCCGTTTTGACAATTGCGTTTTACAATTTTAAAATTGTATCGAATATACAAGTCAAGAGGTCTGTGGTATACTTAATACCATGGACCTTTCGACATTTACCTGCCCTGAATGTGGACAGTATGAAACGACTAAACTAGATTCTCTAAGAATTCATTGTCAAAAGAAGCACAATTTGCCAACTCGCAAGCTTTATGCATTGCTTTTTCTATCTGGGGGCAAAGAACCCACATGCGCCTGTGGTTGTGGAGAGCCAACCAATTTCTTGACTCTTCAAAAAGGATTTTCAGAATATGTCTTAGGTCATGCTGCACGGGTCAACAACAATTGGGGACATAATTTGAAAGCCCTAGAAAAAAGCCTCAAGAAAAGACGAGATGAAGGGCTGTGGAGTCGTGATCCGTGGAACAGGGGCAAGACGAAAGAGAATGATCCTGAGTTTGCTAAAATTGCTGAGAAAGCATGCAATTCTAACAAAGAAAAACTAAGAAAATCGATTAAGATGAAAAATCAGTGGGTTGAAGGAGATATTCAGCCTCTTGCCGGTTCTGCTCATTCACAATGGAAGGGTGGTACATCAGCCTTGCAACCACTCGTTCGTTCTCATCTGCATCGTGAGTGGACGTATCCCAAGCTAAAAGCGTCCGGGTTCAAGTGCACCAAGTGTGGGTCGACCAAGGATTTGGAAGTGCACCATGATGGTGAGAGATTTGCCAGTATTTTGTATAAGGCTATTTTGGAGTTAGGCGAACCTGGAGATGATTTCGAGAAAAAGTCATTGATGGCCGAGTGGGTGACCGATTATCATATTGAGAAGAATGTTTCTGGTGTTGTTTTGTGTGTGGGATGTCACGATGGAGAGCATGGGAGTGAGAGCTTGTAAGATTGCGTTAAATTTGGCCTAAAAATTTGATGTTTGTTTATTTACTCTGCGCGAGTTGATGGTTAGTATAGTATCAGCTTGAGCTAAGCGAGGAAAATACATGAGCACAGAAGAACGAGAGCAGCGCAATGCGGTATTCACAGGTGGACCACCTAATTTGCCTCCTGGT